CCAGCATTGTTCGAATTATGAATCCAAATAACACCGCCGCCAGTAGTTAATGTTAATCCTGCCTGCCTACCTATCAATACATTACCGGAACCAGTTCCGATTGCTGTTTGGCAGTTGATTAATGTTGAATTATTGGCGGCATAGGGATTTGGTATTAATGAATTAATAATTATATTGTCATTACCTGAAATAGTTGGACTACCTCCTGAGCCCTTAGCTGACCAGGCCATTAAGTAATAGTTACGTAGTCCTGTAATATTTGGAAATGCCTGCGGAAACCCAGTACCACCAACACCGTTATTACATATCATTATATTACTTCCCGTTGTATCATTAACTCCGTTATGAAAGCCAAGCCTTAATCCTTGTCCATCGGTTAAGTTTAATATTTTACCCTTAACAGCAATATCCCCTGAAATAGCAATGCTTCCAATATCATAGCGATATATATAAGGTTTTAATGTCGGATGGTTTCTGTTTTTATAATTCGATGAATCGAGCTTAAAGATTCGCCCATGCTCATCAATCCCAACAATAGGGATAGTCTTGTTTGAAAAGGGCAAATCATTGAATTTTATATCTGAATTATATAAATCAACAAGATTATCAGTTACTAATTCTGGTGCATTTAGAAGTATCTGCTTAGAAATTAGTAAATGTCCGGCATCATTAGGATGCACCCCGTCATAATAATACAATGGATTAACAACTGAACTTAATATCCAGGTTGACATAATGTTTATAAATTTACAACCTGTATTTGTTGCGGCGGTTCCCATTGCTGTATTATAAATCGTATCGGCAAAAAATGGGCTAACAAAAATAACCGTATATCCTAAACCTTGTGCAGTTGTAGCAATGTCTTGCATTTTTGTTGTATAAGTTGCAACGTCTATATGTGTTTGGTCGTTCGCCCAATCGTTAAAACCAAAATTAATAATTAAATATTTGGAGTTAATTCCTGTTAACCACTCTGCGACTTTTGTTGTACTGACATCTTTTGCCATCCATCCGTCCAGTCCAATATTTTCAAACAAATGGGTAGAACCCTTCATTAATACATCAGTCCATCTACATGATATATTTGTAGAACCTCCGCCATGTGTAATACTATCTCCAAGAAAAACAATACCCATGTCATTTGAACCATAATTCCTACATCTTGAATTAATAGTAATATTTGTAAACTCCTGTTCACCTCCTAAAAAGCAAAGTTTATACAGTCCAGATGTACCCCATTTTCCATAATCAAATTCTCCATACGCTTTGGGTTGTGATGTATCTGTTATGTTTTCAAATATTACTGTAGTCCTTCCGGGATTACGTTCAAATGTTAATTTTAAATTATCGCCAGCGCTAAATGTCAACGCACTTGTATAGCCATATTCATTTGCAGCCGATGTTGAACCAAACGAAACAATGCCTGTATATAAGTCAACCTTAATGAAAATAGGTGCATTATTATAAGCCAAAGATGTAGTCTGAGTAATACCCCAAGCATCACCACTATTTTTTGTTACAGCTTTAAAATAAAAATATAAATCTTCTTTTTCATATAAATAACTTTTGATCATTGTTATAAACCTACTCCAATTTGAAAGCCCACTTGCAATTATAAGTTTATTATTTATGGATGCTCCGGTCGGTAGACTTCCAGAGAACACGGCAGCATCAAGCGTAAATCCTGGGAAAGAGTGGTTAAGTAATTCTCCAACTTCAGTATAGTTGGTACCCTGGGTTATGGATGTTGCAGCACCACTACCACCTCCGCCACCAAAACTAATTACCTTCCAACTTGCTGCACCCGTCCCACTCAAAGAAATACACATCACTATGATTGTGGTTCCGGCTGCAATTGCATTAACAAGATTTCCTCCGCTTGAATTTATTGTCCAAATACCTGTAGAGTCATTCACAAATTCATATACCCGGCCTAATGTCAATGTTGAAGTAACAGGTAATTGATGAATGTGGGTAGCTGTCCCGGTTAATCTTTGCTTGATATTTGAATTTACATCAAGTACAGTTGTTCCGGCGGCGCTTTCTGTTGCAGTATAACCTGTAATATTTTTCACAGTAACAATTCCCGTGAAATCTGCACCACTAAGATTTGCTTTCAAATCGAGCGAACCCTTTGTTAATTTTTCAGACGGATAGTGTGTGTCGTCAGGTGTTACTTGCCATGATGTCCTTAGATTAGATAAGGTTTGGTACAATCCATCAAAATAAGTTTTAAGAAATACTTTTACGTTTGTCCAGGTTGTTCTAATCTGGCTAAATGAATTTTCAGAATCATTTCCGGTAATTTCATCGGCATTAACTAATGATGTTTTTTCGGTAGTTGGCCTTAGATTTGATTTTAAATTTAAAGCATTTTGTAAGTCGGTTTGGTTTGACATTGTGCCTGTTATTGTGCCCCAAACATTACCGGCAATAGGATTAATCAAAGTTTTGAATGTACTCCAAAGCATATTTTTTGCATTTGGAATGTTTGGCTTTCCTACTGCAATCCTATCATTGTCGTCAAAATCAGTTCCTTCTAAAGACTGGTTAAATAATTCTTTTGGCATAATCTTAAAATAAAAAGGGGGATTAACCCCCTTTGTGGTTAAACGGCATCAAAAACAACAACACAAGAAGATGATCCTGCACTTGGCACGGCATCAACTTTGAATAAGGTATTATCTGATAGTTCTAAAATTACTCCTGGCAATTCTTCAACCCCACTGGTTGCAAGTATTTCAACGGTATGCTTTGTAATCCAGACACCTGTTAAAGTTTTGGTTTTCAAATTAAATTGAGTGATTGCGCCACCTGTTGAATTAATTGCAGACAACCGAACATTCTTAATACTTGAAAACTGATCACCCATAAAGAAAGCCTGGTTTGTTATATTTGCACCAGCCGCAATTGTAGCTGTTACAGTTGCATCGGTTGCGGCGGTTGCAGTTATTGCTCCGGCATTTGTTCCGCCTGAACCTGCACTCAATACGAACATCTCATTAATAAACTTATAAGATTTGGTTGTATTAACGCTTGACGTACCGTTAAGATTTACATCCTCAGTTACTGATTGATTACCTGATCCTATCCCTGTAATCCTTACAGTTTTTGCACCTGTGCCAGCAACTCCGGCAGTAGTATTATTTGAAGTTGCATCAGGTGTTAATCCTGTACAGGTATCATTTGTGTAAGCAATATTTAAAGTAGCATCGTTTGCAGCAGCAACCTTTGCAGTTAATATTACATTTTCATCTGCACCAGTTACGTAATAATGTGCTGTAATTGCAGCCGTTGCGTTTAATTCATCCCTGATTTTTTCTGCCGCTTCTGCTGCTGTATCCTCGTCAAGTAATGCCACAGATACGGCCAAAGGCGAACCGGTTACCAATGCACTTGTAACCGTTACGGTTGCATCTCCTGAACCTGTTAATGTTCCAACTATTACGGCAGTCTCAGCCTGTAATGTTCCATCATAATTATCTTCTGCACTCGCAGAAACAATTGCGTGTATTCGTGCTGTTGTAGGTATGGAAAGCGTTCCACCTGCACTTATTATGTCTTCGGTTGTTGTAACCGCCGAATTTTTACCGACTATTCTCATTGCTTTAATTTTAAGTTAATGTTTTTCTTATTCCTGTAAATTTTGGTATATATGCCTTTTTAGAATAAGTATAATTCCAAAGAGGGTATATAGTATTATTTTTGTCTAAAAATTCTTTTATAAGTTCAAAATCCTGCAAGGCAATTTCCCTTGCATCTAATTGTAATCTTTTAATGTCCCCCGTTGACAGTGATTCGCTTTCATCCCTGTTTTTCCTAACCATACCTGTGAAAGTGTCAGATACAAAAGATTCTCCGACATATTTCGAAAAATTCATGAAAGCTAAAATATATTTCAATCCATTAAAAGATACAGTATTATTTCTATAGTTCACAAATGATGTACCTTCAATCAAATTAACATATCTTGTCTCTGCCTGATTCGCAATTAAATCAGAATAAAAGTCAATTCCTAAAAGGATACGAAATTCTTTAACTTCTACCTCAGTAGCTAATTGGACGAAGTTTGTAACTCCGCCGGTTACCTTTATGTGATTAGCCCAGTTTGGACTAATCGGTTTAATTGCTTGTTGTTCCAGTAGACTGATTAACATTTTGATTTATATTTTGTTGTTCAGGGACATCTATTAATTTCAAAGGTTCAATTTCCCAATCAACATTATTCCTTAATTGTTCATTTACATGATGTGAAAATATTTCACGAAATGAATTTGAAATTAAAGCACGATCGTCTTTTGTTAAGGCATTATAGAAATTCACTGCCTGTATGATTGCCTCTCCACTTGTATTTCCAAGTCTATTTTCTTCATAGTCGATTAATATTGCCGGTATTCCTTTTACTGATTTACGTATATTGTTTGGCAAAGATTTTTCCCAGTTTTCAAATAATTTATCATTCACACTTGATGGAATTGTATCAATCCTGAACGCCCCGTTTTGATTTATTTCGCCGTCCTGATTTAAGTCATCTTCGAGCAATATGATAGTGTCTCCGTCTACACCAAGCTGGGCTTTTAATTGTTCTTTAAACTCCTCCTTTTCTTCTTCTGTACCGGCAGGCTGAACCCTCATCACTATTTTTTCGAAAAAACCATTCCTTAACTGCCTGTTCTTGTATAAACTTATTTTTGATTCACTGTCTAAATCAAGATAACATGCATCAAACGGGCTCAATGGGTAAAAATAATCATTGTCAAGGAATTGAAAATATATTTGTCCTTTGTGATTTTCCGCTCCGCCTTTAATTTTAAATTGTTCCTCTAAAACTTTTGGTTCCAGATTATACACGTAGTAATCTATAACGTCCTTTTTATTATATTTATCATAACTTTCACTTGTCCAATTATCGTAAACAAGAATTTTGGCGGAATAATTTATATCATCCGGTTTCGCAAAGCGGCAATCTTTAAAGGGTTTTAAATGGATTTCGTTCAAGACTCCATCCATATTTAGGTTTAAATGCCAGTAATAACCATTATGATAACCACATGAATTAGAAGTCTGTCTCAAAAGGGAAAGTATAGTAATTTCTTTACCTCTAGAATCCTTACCTATTACTATATCATTGATTGCTTTATTCCTAAACCCTTGTCCGGTCAAAAATTTTGAATAGATATTTACAGCAGCCTTCCCCGTTACACTTGAATTGATAAGCTTTTCAATAATTTGAGGATAGTCATTATCTTCACCAAATGTCATTAATCCATTTACTCCGTCCCACTTTATAGACTTGTCAAGTTTTATATTAATTCTTGTATCTATTTCACTATTCAGTAATCTTTGTCCCATTTACTTTTTAGTTTTCTTTGATTTTTTCTTTGAAACCTGTTTTACAATTTCTTTAACCTCTTTGATTTCCTGTTCGATTTTTTCTTTATTAATAACAGGTTCTGCAACTGGTTTATTTTGCGAAAGTTTCTTTTCAATATATCCTTTTGGAAGTATTTCAAAATTGCTTTCTTGAAGTATGCCATTCATTAAGTACATTTCAGCCATTTGGTCTCCTAATAAGTCAGGGTTAATATGTGAATGTATTTTTGTAACATACATTAATCCACGCCAGTTTGGTTTACATGTCCTGTTTTTAGCATCTTCTAATAATTTTGCTTTCATTTCTCCATCTATTTGTAATTGTCTGTAGTATTTTCGTAATGAGTCATTACAACCCTTCACTAATGCACCATTGGCATATAGTTTAGAATAACAATTTCTTAAAGTTTGTGTTAAGGAGGCATCTGTCAAAACCTCCTCAACACTCTTATCTAATACGCCTAAAACTAATTCTAACATTATACGGCAGGTGTTTCAAGTAATACCAAAGCAGCAAGAGTTTGGGCATTAGTACCAGTGTCAAAATTATACTGGCTCTGTGTTTCTTCCTGACCACTTAATGAAGTTAGTTCAATATTTCTTGCCCCGCTTGCATCGTTTGCCCTGACTGTGTCTGTAGATGGATATAATCCAAATTCTAATCCAAAAATCCTGTACACTCCATCAGCATCAGTTGCTTTATCTTTTGATTCAACAACAACAACCACATCATTGAGAGCGTCCAAATTTTCTACATCAGATGCCGTAAATTGATAAGCTTTGAAATTAAAATAATGTGTAAACTTATCCGGCATGTCGTCCGAAACGACCCGATCAAAACCACAATTCAATGCTTTTTTTGTCCCCGTAATTGTCCACGCCCTCTTAGTTGATTTCATTGCAATTGCAGTAATCTTTGAAGGTGTAGCACCAACTGTATACGATGCAATATTTGTCCGGTTCATTATCCATACCTTAGTCTCAAGGCCACCCACTCCAATTGTCGAACAATCAGAGGTAATGTTTTTTGCTATATTTACTGTACAAGCCATAATCCTAAGTTTTTAAGTTCCTAATAATCCGTCTAACAATGCAATAGTATCCTCATAGTCACCTGCATCAACTGTGTACTGCGAGTATTTTTCTTCCTGACCGCTTAAAGAAGTCAGTTCTAAATTTCTCGCTCCACTCAAATCATTTGCTCTCATGGTATCAGTAGATGGATATAATCCGTAAAGGATACCGAAAGCCCTAAAAGTCCCATCGCCACCAGAATCCTTATCTTTACTTTCCACCACAACAACAACATCATTTAAGGCATCAAGGTTTTCAACGTCTGCTGAAGCAAACTCATAAGCTTTGAAATTGAAATAATGAGTGAATTTATCAGGCATTTCATCAGCTACAACACGATCAGAACCACAGTTTAATGATTTCTTTGTGCCCGTAATCGTATAAGCGTCTCCACCTGATAAGGTTAATGCAGTTATCTTTGATGGATTTGTCGGAGTGTCATAAGTTATTGTAGCTATATGTCTCCTGTTGAAAATCCATGCACGAACTTCCAGACCGCCCACTCCGATTGTTGAGCAGTCAGAAAGTATATTTCTACTTATTTCTGTTATACATGCCATAAGGTTATTGTTTTAAGATTAATAACCCACAACAATCATATACTCTTCTAACACCTTAGAATCTAATGAGAATCCATAAGCTATATTGTTAGTCCGGTCTTTCTTTTCGTACCACATTTCGAGCTCAGTCAAATCACTTTCGTTCAAAGTTCCGATTGGAATATTTTCAGGCACGGTTAATACAATCCTGTTTGCCAGATAATACGCTTGTTGTACGGTGTTATCGTAGAAGTCTGCATATAAATCCAAATCCCATACAGTTTCCATGTTAATAACTGGCTTTCCATTCCAGCTTAATTCACGGAACCCGTTTTGAGTATAATCGATTGTGAAATTTTCACCTTTCGATTGTAATGATTTTCTGTAGTTTTCCCAAATTGAATTTGAAACGTAAAAAGCTGCATTCGGATGAGCTTTTAAGCGAGGATCAGCAAGTGCCCAAATAGCCTCAAAATAAGTATCTTTTGCTAAGTCAGCAGTCAACGCCAGCTGTAAGGCTTTTGTCGCTTGTGAGTTTAAAGCGATAATATATCTTTGTATGTCGCCTGCTCCAACACCTGTAAATATTTGTTCCCAAATACCTTCAAAATAATCATAATAAGGAATATTAGCACCATCTATCAGACCATCAGCGCCAGCACCAGCGGCAGCAACGGCAGTGTCCCCGAACCATGCAGCACGGATAACGGTTCTTGCAATTGCCTCTGTCAACAATACAGCCAAGAATGTTTCAGAATCTGTTCCTGATATCTCATAATTATCCTTATAAGATTGTATTTTGCTATAGTAAGCCTTAAACAAAGCGTCAACTTCTTTTTGACAATGCACGATAGTGTCCTCAATGCCTACAGGGTTCCAATACTTTTGAGTTAATGTACTTGAAGCTCCGGAAGTTTGACGGGTACAACTTGAAGTTGCCTTTAGTCCAGTCTTTCCAAATTGAGACGCAAATATAATTTGCTCCTGCATTTTAATTCCAGTTTGAACAGAATGCAGCCTGTTCATATCAGGTCTGTTGAAAACCTGTTCTACAATAAAAGCAGCGAGATCGCTTACTTCTTGCGGGTTAAGTGTTAATGCACTTACATCAAATCCTTTTGCCATGATTAATATTTTTAATTGTTAATAATTTTTGCCCTGTTATATGAGAACCCCTTTTTAGTCGGTTCAGTAGGGGGAACAACATCCTTTGGAGTTTCAGTAGTAAACTTACTTGTAATGGTATCAAGTCTACTCGAAACAATTTTCAATTTAGATTCCAATTCCATAAGAAGTTTATTTTTAATTTCAACTTCTTCTTGAAGAATTTCGTTTTCAATCTTAGTATCTTCGAGTTCTTTTTTTAGTTCTGCATTTTCTTCAACACCTGGTTGATTAATTGCAGTTAAAGAACCGCCTTCAAATACATACACCTCACCGCTTGGCATTATATATTCACCTTCGGCGGGTGCACCCGATACAGTTGCAGAAACACCGACTACAATTTGCTCAGGTGTTTCGATTTCACTTCCAAAATCTAATTCCTGTCCAGTTACATCTTGAAGGATAAGCATCTTTACAGGATTTAACATTTTGAAAATTTTATCTATCATTAAGCGAAGCCCGCTTAATTCGGATTTAACTTCGTTTTTTTCCATTAGTTGCATTTTAAAGTGATTATATAAATTTTTTACGTCTTTTGTTTCATCAGGGTTTACGTCCTGTTCAATGTCCCTTATCTCTAAGATTAATCCAAGTTCCAAAGCTTCGTTTGCATCCATTACTTTCTCCTGATCCATTAATGCCTGAATTTCCTCTTTTGGTTTTTTTAGGATTTTAAAATATAAATCAAGTGCCCTATCCTGTTCAAACCTCAATGCCTCTGCATCTTTATTTAAATCATCGGCTGTTTTTTGCTCAATGAAATAATGTGAAGATGGATTATGTATTAAGTATCTTGAATTTGGAGTGCCCCAGCGTTTTGAGCTCGCTATTAATGGTAAGGTTGCGGCAGATGCACATAGTCCGATAACACCGACCTCAATGTTTTTTGAAATTACATAATCATACATGGCCAATCCATGCCATAATGAACCGCCTGGACTGTTAATCATGAAGGATTCTTTGCCCTCAATGGATTTTACTGTAATTTCAGAACCTATTTCGCCTTGTAGTATTTCCATAAATAAAAGAATAAAAGATGTTTTTATCTTTAATTACAAAATTAAGTTAAATAAATATTATGTTGCAAGTAAAATTCAATTTATTTTATAAGATGCTTGTATTATTATTTGCATTTACCTTTATTTGCTTGCGTGTAACATCATCTATCACTAATGTAGGTTGCAATGTTATCTTATTATTTGTACCCGATGACAATGTTTCACGTGAAACAATACCCTGGTTAACAGTCGGAGCCATTGAAACACGGTGTGTTTGTCCACCTCCACCACCACTGCTAACATTTGGTGCACTTGCCTTTACTCCGCTTTCAGGTAATCCTGATTTTACGGCTAAGATTTTTTTAACATTTCTTAATCCGTCTGCAACTGCGGCGGCGGCGGCGGCAATTCCTAAAACTGGGCCGACTACAGGTATTCCAGCCAAAGCAGCATAGGCTCCAGTAGCGGCCTGGTAGGTTGATATAGTTGTTTGCGCAACGGCGGCAGCCTTTCCAATTGCCGTACCCTCACCAGCAAGTGATGCAATATTTCCGAAAAATTGAGATGCAAGATTTAACTTAGCATCTTGCTTTGCCCTTTCGAGTTCTAATTCAGCATCGTTATATTTTTCATTTATCCAATATGTTTCTGCTCCTATCGATTCAGCGTATGCAATTTCTTTAGCCCGACTTTCTTCTAACATTTGTTGTTCCAAATCAAGCTTGGAAAATATATCATTTTTCGATGCTTCGTATTGTGCATCTTGTTGTAAGATTTGAGCATCTATAGCAGCTTGCTTTTGTATTTCCCTTGATTCGCTTTTTATTCTTGATATTCCTGCATTGTATTCTATTTCAGAAATTAATCCGTTATCAAATTTTGCTTGTGCAATACTTGCCTCAAATTCTGCCATTTGTTGTGCCCGTTCCTGAACCGTAGTTAATTTCGCAGCTTCTGTTAATCTGAATTGTTCTAATTCAAATTCCATTTGAGCAACGGCCTGCAATGCAATTTCCTTTTTTAGATTAGCTTGTTTCTGTAATTTTTTATTTAATTTTTCTGCCGATGCTGCTATTTGTTCGCTGAACTTTTCAGTTAATTCTAATTCGCTTTTTAATTGTTTTTCGGATTCTTTAGTTCGTTCCTTTCTGCCTTTCTTGTCAATTTCCTGTAATTCTAATTGAAGTCCTGCACGTGCATTTCTCATTTTCAATAATACGGCAGCTTGTTCTTGAAGTTCTTTTATTGCGTCTGCTTTTGCCTCTTCTGGATCAGCCAAGAACCCTTGAGACCATTTCGTGAAATCGCCAAACATTGTCGATAATCCTAAATCCCACTTTTTCCCTACAAATTTACCAAGCTTTGCCACCGTTTCATCAATAAACTTTAAGATGAACATAACAGGCTCCATGCCTTTTTGAAGTATCTTTAAGTTCCTTGATTCAGCTTCAACTTGCTGACTTTTTATTTTTGTTTGTACTTGTAATGCAATTTCTGCTTTCTCAATTTCAGCATCTAATTGCTTTACTTTCATTTCAAGAATTTGCTTTTCAGTCTTACCTTGCAACCTTAATAAGTTTTCAGAGTCTTCAAGTTCTTGTGTTTTTGCTTTTTCAATTTTAAGATTCTTTTGCGCCTCAACACCAAGCTTTTTTTGTTCAGAACTTACCCCTGAAATTGCCTCTTTTATTTTATCCCAGTTAGCAACAATCAATCCGGTTAACGCAATGAAAGCTCCTATCCCTGTAGATAACAAAGCCTTATTAACACCTTGTGCAAAGATTTTTATTTGTGTCAAAAGATTGTTGAAAGCTTTTCCCATACCGCCAAGCCCCTGTAATCCATTAGCTAATGCAATTGAAGCCTGAACTTTTAACATTGCTTTTTGCAAATCTTCGCTTTCTTCTCCAAATAACATTGCTGCACCCTGAGCTGCTTCAAAAGCACTTGCCACGCCAGAAGTAACCTTCCCAACATTACCCATAACTCCGTCAAAATCCATAGCAGTACCTTTGATTCTCTCCTGCATGTCCCCCAGATCATCAGTTATTTCTGCAGCCCGTTTTAAAGCGTTATTATATTCCTCCGTTCCATCTGCCCCTGTTTGCAAAATTCCTTTTAACTCTTTTAATTCTTGCTTTAATCCTTTCATAGTCATATTGTAGTTACCTACTTCCATCCTATGATCGCCGGTTGCTTTTCTTAGTTCTTTTAATTTTTCTGTTAATTCTGTTTTTTGCTTATTTAATTCAGCAGCTTTCCCCCCTTCTTGTATTTGCGCTTGTGTATATTTCGACCATTCAGCCGTTACTGCCGCTAATTGTGCATCCATCTGAGCAATTGAATCTACATTTTGCAAATTAGCCTTTGTAACGTTCTTTATCATGGTTTCATTTTTCCTGATAAGCTCATTAGTCGCCTTAATTTCAGCTTGGTTTTCAATATAACCCTGAGTCATCTTGTCTTGTTCAGAAACATATTTCTCTGATTCTTTTTTCAATACAGCTAAACTTTCCTTTAATTTAAGAGTTTCGGCAATTGCCTCACTGGTATTAATTTCTATATCAATTATTTTCTCTGCCATACCTTAAAAGAAATAATTATCTTCTCCGTCTGTAAATTCGTCTTGTTCACCATCAACCCAGAAATCTAAAGTCGATTCAAGAACTGGTGTCTTATCTGAAATTCTTAATAATTCTAATCTTGTTGGTTCAAGTGATTTGTCTGGATTAAAACCAGAAATCTTATTCAAAAAATAACTTCCGTTTAACTCTTTGAAATAATACATTTTAAAAAACTCTAAATTCCTTATATCACTTGGTTTTAACCATGCGTCAACTTCATAGAATATTGGATATTGTAAGGCTGATTCTAAAGTTAAATATTCAGAACCAAGATCGTATAATGCAGCTTTGTATAATGGTTGCAATGCTGACATAGTATGATAGCCTTCGATGCCTATGCCTATGTAAGTTACGCTAACATCATAGTCAGTCAGGTCTCCATTAACCATAAAAACAAAGGTCTTAAAAGCCTCCTGTTCGGTAAGCGATAAAATATAATCAAATGTTTGTGTAAGCCAGTCAGTAAGGAACGATTCAACGCCTGGAATATAAGAATCTATTTCAAATAATGTAGAATCAAAATCTAAATTTTCGTTCAATGATGTTATGTTTCTTGAATTTGATAATGGTGTTAAATCTTTATGAACTGATTTGAATTTTATATAATTGCTCCGTGCGATACTTTCAAATCCTGGTTTAAATATTGGTGTTCCTGTTAATTTACCAGTCATGTTTTTTATTTCGCCAAGTGTCGGAAGATCGTCTAATCTCCGTAATGCAATGACTGGTAATCCGTCAACTTCAATATCATCAACGATTATATTGAGATGTTGAAAAAATGCCTGGACAAAATCATAAAGAGACTTGTCCGGTTTATCTCTTACATTTTTGTATGGTAAAAATTTTGCATCAGTGCCAATATAATAAAAACCAATTTCACAGTCTGCATAGTCACCAACACCAATGATACTAATTTCATTCATTGGAATATACATTGCCAAGGCTACCGGATCATCCCAGATATTTCCAGTAACTTCTCCGCCGGCAGTTAAAAAATTAACTCCATAAGTAAATTCGATATACTCAAAAATTGTTTTTACAAAAGCACACCAATGGCCACCATGTCCCCAAATATAATCAGGATTTGAATTATAATAATATTCGAGTGTTATGTTATTTGAAACCTCTGCATTAAATTCTCCACCAGACCATGGTATTGGATTTCCCAAGTTGCCTCTATAAAATGGCAAAGTCAACCCTTCTGTATTTCCTGTATAGCTTGCAATGAAATCCTCAAAAGTACCTGTAAAATTTGTACCAGTACTTGCAGGATAATTTTTTTCAGCAACCAACCAAGCTAAAAAGTCCTGCGTAACATCGCCCCACTTATCCTCTTTAAGCTGATCCCAAATATCTTTCTTTTCAAAAATAAAAATATAAATCCTATCACTCACTGAATCTACTCTCAGCTTGGCATTATCAATGAATATCTGATTATCAACCCAGTAAGAACAATAATTCACATTATAAACAGTTGTGCTTATACTTTGCGGATTGCCTGCATTGCCAATCAATGACATATTTCTTGCAGTCTTTGGTATTGAAAAGGTATTTGACACAGACACAAACCTTTTACCTGGCTGCTTCACATCATAAGCCTGATAGTCTATTCCTATAACTGTCTGATCATCTATTTCAGCTAATTCGTTATTTATTTTTAGGATTCTCATATCAGAGCATTGTGATAGTGTTTCTTTCCGGCAGTGTAATTGTAAAATCGACACGACCAGAAGTAGCTTTGCGACGTTTGATAATATTTTCATTTGCTTGAATTTTGATTTCGATCCAGTCTGCATCGGTATCACTTGTTCCTGTACCGATGTAATAATAAACCCGAGGGCTTGTGTATATGTCCGCAAGTTTTAACAATTGGTTTTCGTCCGCCTCTGCCGTTAATTCTATCTTTCGTTCATTCTTATAGCCTACACTTTGCTTATTGGTTTTGTCGGTCAGTAAGTTAACGACAAACTTATTCACGGAACCAATTTCATCAGGATTATCAAAAGTCCTATAGTATTTGTTGAAAGAAAAAAACCGATATTGACCTTTAGTATCAAGGTATTTAAGAATTATAAACCCATCACACTCATTTAAGGCAATGATATTTTTAGTATACAGTGGAGAATAATTCACATTCAATGATACTATACTATCACCACTAACAATTGTTTTATATCTATAATAACCAATTTCGCTCATAAATATTTAATCCATGAAAAATATTTTCGTTCACTTAAATATCTTAACATTCGTTCATTATCGTATGCCTCTTTTTCAAATGGATTATTTTTATAACCGTACAATATTGAAAAAAATAAATATAGAATATAAAATGGAATTATTAACATTTCAATTTGTTGCCTCAGATGTATTTTTTCATGAATAATATCTGAGATAGACAAATATCTTTTTGTGAAAATAAACGGCCATATTGCTATTGCAATAAATCTTCCAAACGGGAACCATGTTGTAAATACTATCATACTGCCTGTAATTTAACTATTATATAACCTCTGTTCCCTGCTCCATCAAAATCTGTTGAATCAAAAATGCCAGATCCAGTTCTGGTTAATGTAAATTCAATCCCGCTTGAATAAAAAGCATAACCACCTGCACTCAATTGATAAACTTCCCCTGATGTATCCTTTATGATCGAAACAATACAACCTATAACTTCAAATCCTGACGGAGCAGTATAAGCTACATCAACGCTTGCAGTCGCATCCATATCCCATGCCCCAATCTCAATCAAATCTTCCGGTGAAATAAGATTTTCTTTTATCCATGTTAATACATCAGACCACGCATGATTTAATGTTGCGCTTCCTGCCTTTCCAGAAGCAAGCCTAAAAGTAGATTGCGGGGGTACAGATGAACCCTGTTCAAATAATCTATCTGCCATTATGTTTCAATATTAATTGTAAAATTATCATCATCGTAATTTGTAAATGTATCATCATCGTAATTCAATGCCGTAACTTCTGTCAATGTATCCTGAATTGAAATTACGTTTTCAGTATTAGAATTATAAAAATAAACATAAACCAAATGTCCTTCCTGACCATAATAAGTATCATTTTCGTTATCATAAACAGCATGCAGGTTTGGCCTTTCTCCAAATTGTGCAGAGCCATGTATGAAAGTGAAAGTATCTTCGTCATAAGTTGCAGGGGTGTCCGGATCGTAGAACCTTAACCGCAATACCTTTGTCATTTCAGGAATGTGTACTAATGTGTCAACTGCCTGTAATGTATCATCAAAGGACCCCATCATACTACGAACTGGCTCACTGGCTATAAAAGCGAACTGTCTTACATTTGTTAATATATCAGAATAGGGAATACATTTGTAAGTGTCAAGCAACGTATCTGATTCATCATAAATTCCAACATATAAATTATCAGGGGCGGATGTCGTCCAGGTAGCATTGACTAAAAATACCAATTGAGAATGCACAGGGAGCAAATCACTGTCATTATATTTATTGTCTTGACTTATTTCAACTTGAGTAATAGCCATGTATCAATGTGTTTTTTAAGTCAGTTTTAATTTGTTCTACAAAACCAAATACCAAAGCTTTTTCAAGTTCAGGGATTTTCTTATTCATAACATCTGAAACTAATCCACCGTCATTGTGTGGATTAGGAACCTTCCATCCTTCTTTTGCAATCTTATAGGCTATAGAAACAGCAAACTTAGTATCAATTCCTTTATCTTGACACCATTTTTTTATCACAGAATTTCCGAAACCAAAAGCCCAACGTCTTAAATAATCTGTATTCTGATTCTTATTAGGTAAGCGACCGTACTCAATTGCTCCTGTATATTTTTCACCCCAAATGATTGCATTGTATTTGTCTTTTCCAATTACCAAATCTTCTTTTAATTGATTAGGCCAGTTACCAGAAGCCTTTAACTTCAATCGATAATAGTTATCAATCAAATCTGATTTGACCTCACTCAACCATTTATTTATTATTTCCTCTGTTATCATTTAAAAACAATATTGTGTGTCTATGAATCAGTATGGTATTTTATTTCTAATACTGCATGAATTGGATCAAAATACACTTCAATATTCCTGTCATTTGATACCAATTCTTTTAACCTTTCATCATAATATATCTTACCCCTAAATTCTGGGTGCCTAAGATTTATAAAATTGATTATATCTTCAGGACTTTTACTGTTTAATTTAGCTCTAATCATTGTATAAATATTTGGTTTTCAACTATTGCAAAATCAATATTAGTATCATAAACATTTATGTCAACTGTTATCGGTGCGCTCTCAACATCAAGCTCATTATCACAGGCAAAGTCTGCAATTAATGCAGCTAATGACTGGGCAAGTTCCTTAAGCCTTCTGTCATATTTCTGTTTCGGTGTTTCATCCATAGTTGACTGAATGCCATCTGAATCAAACTTTCTACCCAACATTAATAAACATTCATACCTTATCTCACTTATCACAGCACCGGAATATTTTGGGGTTGCCCGAAAGTCGGCACACAATACTAACTGACCTGGTGAGTAGTCGTTCATAACCCCTATGTTATTATAGAAATTATCAAACCTATACACGAAATGCCAGCCTAAATTTAGTGCGTATGCCTCAAGCTGACCAATGATATTAAACTGCTCCATATAAAGAATTAAAGATGCAAATATCTTTTTTACAAAATTAAGAATAAATTAATCTTAAAAACAAGTAAATGAACGTTTATTTTATTTCATCCATCAACTAACTATCAAACACTAACTTATAAAATAATAAAAGACAAGCATGTCTTTATTTACGATTACGTGATCTGATTAAGTTAGATTCAAACTCAGCCTTGTCAGCTTCTAACATCAATTTAGCAAAGCAAAGCGAATAAGGTAATTTTCTAATCTCATCTATTTTTGTAATGTCCCCTCCGGTTAACTTATCGAATTGCAGGAAAGCCCTATACTTTTCAAATATGTTTATCCCGGCGCTTTCTTCTTCTGCACTTGGATTATGCCCTAATCCGTTCGATTCTATTTCGTTTATTTTCTCTACTTCTTTTTTCAAGTACAGCCTGGCACGATGCAAATCAAACAATGGCATTAATGCAATCCTTCTTTGTGTTATCTTTTTATAATTCGATATTTCCTCAAAGAATTTTTCCCAAGTCAATCCTTCATAGTTCAGTAAGTCCTGTACGTCTTTCACAAATCCAAACTGACAGTCGGTTAAGTCTCCAAGTTTAAATAAATCCAATGGCTCAAACACTCCAAACCTTAAGGCAAAGTCGTATTGCTCTCTAACTTGGAGCGAAACATACTGAACAAAACTAATATTTCTAAATTGTGTTTTTATACCGTTAGATTTTAAAAAATTAATTATTTGATTTTAAAATTATTAGCTTTTATTTTACCGTGTTTTGTCATGTTGCTATACGTGTATGGACTGTTAGAACTTTTGGCCAGTCCTTACATTTGGTTTGATTAACGTACAGGCAATATACCTAAGTGCATCAATCAAATGATTATTAGCATCAATAGGAACCTGGCCTTTCTTGTCTAACCAAACCCAGTTCTGTAATTCCTTTGCTAAATTAACACTTTCCGGATCAATAACCAAAACATAGTCCATTAATGTTTTTATATCTTCTATAATCTTGTTCTTATGAACCGACCTGATATTAAGTCCTTTTGCCTTTAAGTCATTGATAGTCCTTAGTCCTGCACTGTCTGCAATAATTAACTCATTCTGAGTAACATTTGTAGAAATTAAAGAAGATAGTTCGTGAGTAGATAGACCGGACTTATAGATTACTTCTTTGCAATATATCTTCATTTCCTTTCTATCAATAGATATTTTTATCATTGCGTCTGGGTCTTTCACGCCAAAGTCAAGACCATTGGCTACAGTATTTTGTGGAATAAATTCACCGTATTCCCAGTTTGAAAATATTACATCTTCAAAACTTCCAAACTCTCCAAGCCCATAAACTTTCCACCAGTTTTCAAATCCAGGCTTATTGCGTTTCATTAAGATATTTTGTAGTTCTCTTTCTGGAATATAAGGATTATCAAGGTATGTAGAGACTATTTCATGATGTGCAAAATTTGGGTTTACTTTTTCTTGCAACCAAAACTGGCATCTTGGATTATAATCAACGAAGGTACATTCGGAAGTTCTACCATTAGCAGCATCAAAGACATCATACCTGATTCTGTTATTTACTTCATTGATGTAAAGTATATCTCTCCTTGGGCCGGTTACTCTGCTTTCATTTCCCTCAATTCCTACAAACTCAATCTTTGAATTATTAATCTTATACTCAACTCCTGTCCTTACATCACCTGGGTTAATATTATTTGATAGTAAGATTTTATCAAGGTCGGACATAACGCCTGCTCTAAGATGTGGCAATGCATAAGAACCTATTGTTATCTTTCTGGGTTTTCTGCTTTCGGTGCAAATAGTATAAAAGACTTGTGTGATAGAAAATGTTTTACCCGAACCTTGTCCACCTCTGTTTTCAATTATTATAGGGCTATTCCTTGCTTTATAGAATGCTTCTAAGTTTCTGGTATAAACATTAGTTACCTTCATTCTTTGTTCAGTTCATCGATTATATTTTTTATTTTCTCAGACTGTTCCTGATTCTGCACAACTATTGTTGTTTTTGTTGCAACTTCTCCAGATAAATCAAGCTTTTGTTTATTGCCAAACTCATTAAAGAAATTCCTTTCTAACCACCATGCACCAGATTGCCAAGATTTATCCTCTACTATCTTTCTTATACTTAAATCCCTTAGTTTATCGTTACCATGCATTTCTGCTTTTTTTACAGCTTCGACAAATTCGAGTTTATTTTCATCGTGTAGCCAATTAAGAAACGTCTGATAATCAATATCTGCAATCTTACAAGCCCTTACCCTTCCTTGCCCTTCAGCTAATGCGTCGGTAAATAATTTTATATGGTGTTTATCGTATTTCATAAGTCATTAATTTTTTGTAAAAATATATCTGAATTAATGTAAGTCGTATTACCATTTATTCCTATTGATTCTAAATATTCGCCCTTTTTAAGATGGTCATCAAAAGCAACAATAAAATAATTTTGTTTTCTGCATGTATCTTTGTCATTAATAATGTCTTTCCTTATTTTTTGCATAGCCTTTTTCTTATCTTCTTTATTTTCATCTAATGACGAAAAGTCATCAATAATATCCTTACTTTCTCCAAAATTAAAATTTGGGTTTAACATCTTACAAAGGTCAATATCATATTGCTGTAATCCTGCGCTGTCTATGTCTATTTCAGGAATAAGCACCGATAATAGATCATAATCCATGTCTCCTTGAACTCTTTTATTATTTAAAAATATATTTTGCTCTTTTTCTGTTTTATCGTCTACATCAATAACCTCAACCTTGACTTCATAATCATTATCAGGATATTTCAATACTATGTCCATTGCCTCTATTCTTTTATGACCACCGACTAAATTTCCAGTTTGTTTATTCCATACTATGCCCCCAAGATACCCTACCTTTTTAAAATTCTTAATTAACGCCTCAACAACCTTAGCATCCTTTTTTCTTGGATTATAAGTAGCAAAGTTAATGATACTTCTTTTAATTATTTGCGTTTCTGATTGCTTTATTTTCATAACATTGTAAAATAGCATCACATAAAGGGAATAAATTCAATATTTTATTATAATCATTCGGATACTTATATCTAACATAGTATAAGTATCTTGGGTCGCTAATATCGCAGCCTGATGATGGCTTTTCATTGCAATATTTAAAAGGTTCAATAAGATAATTATCTTTTATATAATATAACACTTCTTTATTTTTCATATCCATTAATGGATATGCTTTTCTTGTATTGTAGGATATACCATCTTTGTAAGTATTAAGCATAATCCTTCTTTGTAAGCCATCAACTTTCTTTGAACCATACACAGAGAAATCAAGCTTATGTTTATTTCTAATAAGCCTATCTATTCCAGATAAAGTATAGTTTTTTATTTTTTGTTTTTTTATACCCAAATAACCATGTTTTATCCATGATGATAGACAAAAATGTGGAACTTTTATAAATTCTATATTTTTATAACGATTAGTAGCCCATTCAATAAATCCATTTTCATAATTAAGGTCTTTCACAATGTACATAAAAACACAAAGCACCTTACGAAAATTCTTTGATAGAATATCGCAAAGTGCTATAGAATCCTTTCCAGATGCTGAATGAAATAATATTAAATCATTAACACCAAGTTTTTCAATGTTATCTATTGTAATAGACCACATCTCCGGCAGAATCTGAAAATGAACCTTCTTCCCATAATGTAAAATCAGGGAATAATGATTTGATTAATTTGATAAAATTTTTAAGCATAATATTTAATTTAAATTAAACTTCTCTTTTATTTCACCTAAAACTATTTCAATGGCAATCATGCCAGCCAAAGCGCTAAAGTTTTCATCCTTTGAATAATAATCTTTTGTAAATTTAATTGCATGTATACTTTTAACCTCAATAATAATATAAGGTGAATCTTCTTTGTGTCCGTTTTGCAATTTTATTTCCTTTATTTCAGGATCTCCATCCCTCATGCCGTCCCCTCTATCTTTTAACAACAAATTATAATTATAATCAGATGGCGATCGCCATTCTACTTTTTTTGTACCTGAAACAATTAGATCAAGTTCTTGTCTTTTTATTTGTAACACAGTCATCCTAATCCATTATTATTGTTTAAAATCTCAGTTTTCCTTTGCGATCCTAAAGACGACCCAAAGTAATATCCAACCACATTAGACACCTGGCCAATTAATCCACCAACAGCAATATAAAGTAAATCGTTGTTTTCTTGCTTAGCTGGAAATAAATACAACACAATGATTAAAACAATCAATCCTAAGATAAGGACTGAGCCCATAATCATCATGTATATTTCAGTCTTTTTCATTATATTTTTTGCTTACTATTTGCTCTAACTGGTAATTATCAATACTGTTTTGTAAGGCAAATATCTTATCTAATTCTTTTGCATGAAAACTATTCTTTGGAATCAGGGACACCTTAACCGTTTTACCAGGCCACTCACAAGTATCGTGTTTTGTTTCTCTCATGATTAATTTGTTACAGCCGCAAAGTTATTATAAACCTGTTTCATCCTGTTGTACGAAAGCATCTTTATCCTTTCTCCACTTGACCCGATACAAGTCTGATATTCTGATTCAATCCATTTTTTCGAGTCTATAATGACTCCCCCTGTATGTAATTCAAACATATCGAAATTTATGTTTTTCAAAAAATTATAGATAGTTTCTAAGTCATCCATAAACACAAAGTTAAGAATTATTTATTAAAAAACAAATTATAGTCCAAATACATTCCTTAAACTCATTGCAATATCTCTGATTTCATACTTTCCTAATACAAATTTATCAAGAATTTCAGATATTTGCTTTTTAGAAAACACTGGTTTGTTTTCATCTATCCATTTTTCGGCGGCTTCTTCGGTTGAGAAATATTTATAATTGTCATCAGATATAAAATTAGAAGACTTATTATTTGGAAAACAATCTAACCTAATGCACTTAGAGGTTTCTGTCTTATAAACTTCGTGCACATATCCTTTCATTTCAAATATTTTAACACCGTCATAAGTAGTGAAAAGAGGCTCTTTCACTGGCTCAAAGTATTCTGGCCAATCTCCTGGATTAATATAAAGATTGCTGCCAATCAATTTAATCAAGTTAGCATCATTGGTTTCTACAACTTTATCTAATGTGTAAAAAAACGGAATTTTTTTAATAATTTTGTATTTCATTATTTTAGTTTTTATAATTCGTATTGTGTATATACAAATGTTATAAGCAATTAGACCAAATGTTTCTCACAGACTTGCCCAATAAAATCACAAATAGCATCTATCGAATAGCCGAATGCACATCCTAATACAAAATGTTCATATTCAGTTGTCGGTTCATCAGGCAAATAATCAATTATAAAACTCATTTCGTCCCGCTTAAAAATCCATATTTCAATCCAGTTTTCATCATTAAGTTCTCTAATTAATGATTTTACACCCTCTCTATCAATTAATTTTATTGCCTCTGATTCATAAATCTTTTTTACTGGCATAACAGCTAAAGGTTTACATCCTCTAAAAACTCCCTGACATAACTCAGTTAATTGCCCTTCATTAAATTCATTCATAATTCTGTTAGTTTAGTTATACTTACTTTTGGTATACAAATCCCACCCATTCCAGCTTCATTTTCTCCAGAAATATGAGGGAGTATTAAAATTGATTCAGGTGTTTCTTTAATAAGAAATCCTACAGATTTACAGTTAACAATTTCGGGTTCTTTTATATGCCCTATAAAATCCCATTGCTCATATACGCTATATGAATCAACCCATTCAATTAAAATTAATTTTAATTCCATCCCTAAAAAATGTTTATAACACTGTGTTATTTGCGTTCATCATTTTAGTTTTTAATTATTTTTTAGCATCTTGACTGTTTAAGAATGTTTGCCAGCAAGGGAAATCAATTTCAAATCCAAGCTCAGCAAAATGTTTGTCGAGTATTACTATTATTTCGTTTATTTGTTTTGTATTTATTTCAGTTGTAGAATCAATGTCAAATAATGTCCTTTGAATCGGTCGCCAAATAAAATCTTTAACAAGCAATAAATTCCAGGGTATATCAACTGTATAACCAATAATATTTGTAAATTTATATGATATTCCAAGTTCATTAAATTGTTCTGCAATTAAAGCAAAGTACTTATGCAAGGCATTATTTTGAGAATTAGAACGGGTTTTTATAACCTCAGATATTTCAATCTGTTTCCCATACAAACTGAATATCATATCAAAAGCTGCCTGCCTTTCTGAAACTTGAATTAAATCAAATGTTTTACTTTTTTTCATCGTTAATCAATCCAATAAAGTTTACACCCACACTCTGAACAATATTTATCAGTTTCAAATAGGGTGTTTTTGTCTTTCATGTAGGGTCAAAAGAATTAAGTTTATCCATGTCTGTTTCGATAAATAAATGCCCTGCACTGTCCTTTAACACTAAACCGTGTTTCATTTTACGGCACAACTCACCACCTATTTCTAAAGTACTCTCATTTTTTTTCATGGCTTCTAATAAATCCTTTTTAAGCCAATCAGCACTAAACAAAGCATATCCACATTGTCTATAGGTATGAACATACTTGCCCTTATTGAGCAATGCTTTTGCTTCTTTGAATGTTAATTTTCTTTTCATATTATTTTTTATTTAGATGAAATTTCCCATTTTGTAACCTTTTCAACAGGTATAATTTTAATCTTTTTATAAAACTCATAAGCTGATATAATAGAATTTCCTTTGTTTTCTTTATTTATAAAATCAATCATTTCGCTTTCTGAATCAAATTCACGAACAAGAATACATGGTTCGTATTCCTCACCATCATCATAAATTAATACTACTTTCATATTTTTATTTTTTATTTGGTTTTCTTTACCTTCCCTTGCGCGTAGCATTTTTATTGCATCTCTTATAGAAATAGTTCTAAACAAGCGTGGAAATTTTTCAGTGTCTTTTTTCTGGTATCTGATTATTTTGTCTTTTATTATTTTCATAATTAAAATGGCATTTGGTCTTTTTCAAAATACAATTCATCGGGCAATATACCCTCTTTAAAATCATTAAATATAGTGGTTTCTTTTGTTAGCCAATTAGAATTATCCCAAACATTAACATCTTTTATGGTATCTTCATAACGGCCATTGTTATAATTATAATTCAATTCAGCAATGCCTTGCATACCCAAGTGTTTGAATTTTACTTTATGAATTTCGGCATTTACCTGGTTGCCCATTACATTAGTCTCAGGATTAATTAACCTGTCAATTACAATTCCATAATCACAACGGTTATAAAAGTGAGCTGAACCGCTTATCGTATATAATGTAGCCTTTTCTCCTTTCTGTAATATCCTTGGATGTGCGACTAAGAAAATCAAAATATCATATATCCTGGAAAACAAAACTAACTTATTAAGAAACATACTTATATACTGTGTCTCTGTTTTTCCTTTTTCCCACTGATGATCTATTACGTTGTATGGATCAATTACAAGTATCTTAATCCCAAACTTTTTAATTAAAATCTTTGCAGCGTTAAGTATGAAATCAAGGCTCATGTCATCTTCATTCAAGATGTAATAAAAGTTTGAATTAATATGCTCATAGATTGAATCAAAATCAGTTGTGTTATATTTCTTAGCATATTTTTTG